GTCTGTAAATTATTATCCCCTAAAATACAACCTGTAGTCTGGGCGCTCTCTATCATCGATAGGTTTGTTGAAGAAGGGAAATAATCAACTGTTATCTCACCAACATCTGTTCTTAAAACTGCAAAATCTATTTTCGCTAAGTAAAAATTCTTTCCCTTATCAACATAGAAATTCCACTGTTTGGAAAGAATATCTATCTTGGAAACCCTCGCCGCTCTTCCTCCTCCAGTATACGTTCCTGTCATGGTTACACCGGCAAGAAATAATGTGTCAGAATCAATGACGGAGACCTTGTATATCCCCGATCCAGATAATGTTACACCATTCATGTCTATTAATCTCAGGAAGTCTCCGTCATTGAGAGTGTGGTTGATTAAAGTGACGTAAAGGTCTGCTCCAAAGTAGAAAATATTAGTAACACTCATAACAGCTTCATTAGTCGAAATGCCAGTATCACATATAAATATGAAACCTTGCTGGTTTCCAGCTATGATTTGACGATATTTGGTCTGCTTAGTACCACTATCCCATTTAAAATTACTTTCTTCCCAAGTTAATTCAGTAGATTCCCAACTAGTAGCTTGCTGCTCCTCGTAATACCCAAAAGCAGTTATACAATCGTCTGCAGTAGCCCAAGCATCACCTGTGTAGTTATATATAAGAACTTTGTCGGGATATCTTTGAGAATCTTCATGCGAATTTATAGATGGAAAAGACCAGTAAACAAGTTCTTCAAAATACTCCCTAATTCCACAAACTCTTTTTAAGCCTTCATTCCTATTTCTTATCTCAAACACTTGATCAACAATCTCTTCGTTAATCTTAGTTACATTTGCACCAGAACAACCGTGGATCTCTGTTCTACCAACGGTGAATATAGCCTTGTCAAAAGGAACAGGTGACTTTAAAGACTTAGAGCCAAGCTCTGTATTAATCTTCTGCCAAACAAAAGGCTGTATTTGGTTCCCTGTGTAAGCAAGCTCCCAGGTACTTCTCTCAAAATAAACAATCAACCTGTCTTTAATAAACTCTGCAGCTTCTATCTCTTCCTCAGTAGGAGCATCTATAAAACCTGCACCATCAGATCTTTTTGTAGTGCCGCCGATCGTCCATGTTTGGCTTCCCTCAAGCCATGCATTCGAAACAGCGGCAGCGACATTGTCAGGGACGTCTGCAGGAAAAGGTGTTCCGTTATGACTAAACCGACACCTATTAACATGTTCAGCATTGGTCCCAGCAGTTACGTCCCTTTCAATCGTGTTAAGAAGTAGAAGTCTATCCTTAAAAGGAATAATAATTTTTGCGCTTTGAACATAGCCATCGACTACATTACCAGCCACCTCATAAACAGGCCTAAATTCATCCCATGAACCATTTTTATACACATACATAGGATCATCAGTCGCACCAGGAGTACCAACGGTAGCATTGAAATTTGATATAAATAGAGCCGTTTGATCAGCCGTTATCCCAGTCCAGTTTGCAGCCCATACAAAATCAGAATCACTACCCTCAAGAACTACCGTTCCTTCCCTGTCCCAGGAGTTTCCATTGAACCTATAAATGAACTGTTCATCAAACGCATACGTTGTATTGTTTGTAACCTTGTTTTCTTCATAAAAAGAAAGGCCCATTACTGGTGAAGAAGGATAATAGTAAACCGTGGTCAGTGCAGCCACTCCGGTAAATACATACGCACCGCTTGAAGTATCAAATGTTTTAGTTGATGCGCCACCAGTGGAAATCATTGTTCCGGGAGTTCCTGCTTCAACAACGGTAAATATTTCATCACCTATTGAAAACTGTTGACCAACTTCAAAGAGAGCTCCAGGAACGGTTCCTGAAGCTGTTCCGGCACCGTCTGTTGTAGTAACACTAATACGAAGCCTAGAATTCAACTGATCCAAAAGAGAAGATGCCGTTGACCCACCCATAAGCTCAGAGCCAAATCGCTTCCTCACAATACCTTTGCTTACATATGCATTGTTAAGCCTTGCGAACGCATCTTCTGGAATCTGCCACGCTTTAACATCTGTAATCAGGCCGCTATTAATAGGAGCAATGAGAAAACGATCGTACATATTACACTCCTATAATGCTGTAATAAAACTTTTTAGAAGCATCTGCCGTATTAAATACAGTTATGGCTGAAGTAGTAAAAGACTGAACATAAAGCACACCGGTATCCCCAGTAGTACCTTCTCTTGTAGCTTGAGCATTATAAACAGTCGTGTAAGTAGGAACGCCAGCACCGGTAGCAAAATTAACCGTTGCTGTTGTATTAGCATTAACTGTCCCTGATCCCCACTTCATTATTATTCCAGATGGCAAGATCGCATACCCTTGTTCATTTTGCACAGAAGAAGTGAACTCAATTGGCGTTGCAGCGCTTTCAGGTGCATATACCAATTCAGGATTTCCTGAAAGAGTAGATGTTTGACTATACAGTCCTACTTCTCCAGCTCCAGTAGTAGGAACTGGAACTTGAACAGGAAACTGTATGAAGTAGTGTTTCCCCTCATTAGTAGCATCAAACGTAACGTGATTCACATCAACAAGAGTCTTTATACCTGCAAAATTATTTAAGATATCGTCTTGCGACTGAGAAAGCAGATCTGATGCAGTTGGAATGGTATTTTTATACGCGATGATACACCTCCTTTCTGACATATGTGTAAGTAAGTAGCTTTTTCACCATCTTCCCCTTTTTTTGTCGACCCAAAGCTTGCGCGCCAAAAACACCAAACTAAAGGCCGCAACTATAACCGCTATATCTATCGGTGATAATTTAGACAGAATCTCTGTCAACATAGAATCCAGCTCCTCTTTCTGTGTAAATTGTTGCCGTTCGCTCAGAGGATTGCTGCACAACTAACTTCTGTAAAACCAAAGACCTCTGCCTCAAAAACTCAGGCATGATCGCTTGCGTACTCTCAACATCCATCCTGTCTTCAAATACTTTCTTCGCTGCACCATAAGCAATGTACTGCCACCATTGTGCAATATCAGGCTCGTCAGTACTATTTAAAAGCTCTGTAGGGCGCTTAAAAGCATCTATTTCAACTCTATAAACCTTGTCAGGAACAGGCCTAAATTTAAAAGTTCTATCCTCATAAAGGCATGCTCTGGGCTTAGCCGCTGTATATCTATAAGACTGAGCAACAATGTTTTCACCATTGCCTGGTGCTATTGGAAAAGTAAATGAGTAAACACCTGTCAGATAATTTATAACCCCAGCACTAACATCAGAATTAGGAACCACTAGATCGCCAGTCTGAGTTTGCTGCCCTGTAACAGGATCAATCTGAGGAACATCCTTCAAAACAATCCCCTGACCATCAGTATCAGCTGAACTGAAACTGACTGTACGCGCTAAAACAGGAACCTCAGACAATGTTCCAGCAAATGCTGTAGTAACATCATCACCTGTGCCTATATTCTCTACGTACTCATACTCTGGATATTGCCTATAAAAAGGTTGCCTAGACTGAGTAAAATAAACTTCTTCACCACCAACGTATATCGGAGGCTGAACACTTAAATAAATGTTCTTGAAATTATATAGAGGATCGTCCTCATCTATTGTGTTAGTTGAATACTTGTCAACATTAGGCATAACGAAGAAGACTAACTTATTGTCGACTGTAAACTCTGGGAAATCATAAAGGACAAATGTGTTAACGTAGTCATCGATTTGTCCATCAGTTAACTGAGAAGACGATGGACTTCGTGTAAGCCTGCGTATCTTAGTTCTTATCTGCGTAAGCGTAGAAAGAGTCGAATCTGTTGTTGCCATTCCTACTCCTTGTTTTTAATTAAATTTATGGAGAGCTACTCCAAGTTTTTAAAATACACAGGCTGCAGCTTAGATTTTCTCAACTGTTAGTATGCTGTTATCTACTGTATCAAAGTCAGTTGGGTCTATAAACTCTAAACTCTGGAAGCCAAACCTTCTCTTTTTTTCTCCAACTTTATATATATTTCTTCCATCTGCATCAACTGCGTGTTGGTGAAGTGGATACCATCCATTTTTATTAAGATGTTTTGCAACCCCTAAAGGAATACTGCAAACTTCTCCGTCTTTTAGCTTGTATCTTACAGGCTGGTCACCTTTGTATTGCCTGAAAAAGAAACTCATAGTTCCTCCTGGAACTTCATAAAAACGAAAAACTCCTTTTACCTTCTCTCTGTCTTTGTCTCTTTGATAGTTCAAATTTTTAACCGAAGGTTTCTTTTGAATCGATGATTGTTTTTCTTCCATCATACTCCTTCCTTAAGAGGGGGCCGAAGCCCCCATAAGTAACGTATAAATATTATGTTAGGTCAGTAGCAAATGATTTACCAGCAACCCACTTAATTACGTCTCCTGTTGTTCCACCTGGACTTCCTAATGCAATTGCAGCAGAGTCACTTGTTCCAAGAACAACACCAATAAAGGCTGTATTAAGTGTTGCATCATCAAGCGAATTCGCATACGTGCTTGTTGCTGCCATTCCGATAGGCATAACCTGTGCAGGTGTATATGGAACAGCTGTATAGATAGGGAATGCATAAGCTGTGTAACCACTTGTGTCTATGTTAATTGTAAATGTATCTGTGGTTACTGCAGTTATGGTCGCTGTTTGACCATCAAGTTCAACCATTCCGCTTCCAGAAGGAATACTAAATTTAACCTTCTGTCCAACTGTGTAAGCATGATCAACTAATGTTCTAACAACACCGCTTGTTGCTTGAGATATAGCTGAAATAACACGGGTTTGTGGATAGAACATATTGTAGATTGTTGCGTTTTGAGCAATCAATCTATATGTACCATTCGCACCAGCTATTATTCCAGGAGCAGTAGCAAGTGTGTTAGCTAGAGCAAAACTGGTGTCAGCTGTAACTGTATCTACTGTGAAATCCAAACCGTTTAAGTTTGCTTGATCTGTGTTCTGAATTCGAACAATAGATCCTGTGATCATATTTCCTGTATCAGCTGTGCTGTAAACAGGAGTTGTTGTGTTAGTTCCAGCAGTCATAGCAACTTCAGCGCCTGGAGTCCTATCAGAAGAATCGATAAGAGTAATTCCCCTGTATGTTTCTGAGTTATAACCAATTGCTGATGTAGACATCGATGTTACTTGTGAAGCAGCAGCATGGAATTCTGTAATAGCATCATCTTGTGCCATTTCACGTTGCCAGTACCATGTACAACCTGCCCACTGTGTCGATGCCGCAATGTTTGTAAGGTTATAAACCTTAATCCAGTCAACATCAGATCTAAGTTGCAAGATCTTATCTGTTCCATCTGAAGTAAACGAACCTTGTTGAATAATTGTATCTAATGACATATCTACTCCTTTCTTAAGCTAGTGTTGCACGTAAGTTGATGATCCACTCATCATTCAAGATGCGAGGAACTTCAGCAAACTTATATCCAACAGAAGCATTAAGTGCGAGTGGGCCGTCATAGATAGGAGGACGGTAAATGAACTGAGCAGAATACTGATCCTGTTCAACACACGCATAAGCTTCCATACCAACACAGAAAATATTGTAGACATCGTCACCAAGAGCAGAGCCACTGGCTGTTTTCGAACCAATCGACGATACCAAGAACCTAAGATTGCCAATTGCACCCCATTCGGAGCGAAGAGCATTCATTGGTGATGGATATTGATTCTTATTAATGAAACCAGAAACAGCGTCTAATTCACCGGTTAGATCTGTATTACACAATGCAAAGTAAGCATCACGTACAGGAGCTGTACCAAACTTATCTTCACCTTCAATGTTATCCATTATTGTGTAAGCATCTGCCGAAAGAAGAGTTCTTACAACAGTATCTACATCTGACCTTGTGAGCTCGGTTGGGTTGTCTCCATTTACACCGCCTACGCAGTTAATAAATGAAGCTGTCGATGCCAACATGTCTCTTGTTAATTGATCTTCGGTTTGCCGAAGAGAAACACCAAGTCTTTTTGCAGCTTCGTTTAATACAGGGTCTTGGTTCTGCAAAGTTACTTGTTCATTGAGTTGAATATATGTTCCATAAAAAGAGATCTCAGCATCGATATTAACAGCTGTGAGCTGTTGAGCTGGGGGAGTTACACCAGTGTTTCCCAAAGGAACCATTGCTGTATCCAACGGATTATATCTGCGCATCCTAAGTGTTGTTCCACCTTTTGCAGGCATAGTTTTCTTAACTGCAGGTATTTTGTGGATCATATTAGGAACCGGAACTGCGAGAAGCTTCATTGAGAAACTTTGCTGCACCGGTGCTGGCAGAACACTCGTTGTTGTAATAGCCATAAGGTTTTCCTTAATGATTAAAACAAACAAATAATTGCACCATAAAGTGCAAAAACAACTACCAATGAGTTGACGAGTCTCTTACGTCTTGGGGTGACGAATCCCGTACGTCAGAATGAGGGCGCGACTCCCCGTACGCTAATTCCAGTATAACTAGATGGTCAAAGCATGTGCAATTTTTATATAAAAAAGGCGTGCGGCCGGAGGAGATAGCGCTCAACAACCGCACGCAACCTCTCGTGAGGTTTGTAATAGTAGTCATTAATAAGATTTATTAGACGCTTCCTGCATCTCTTTCCACAGTTGCTTCTTGAGCTCAGGGGTTAGTCCGTTAGCAAAGGCGTTAGCCATCGATAACGGACTGTCGCCCTGTTGTGGAGAAACTGAATTGGACGGCCTAGGTTTAGAAATATTAGCCTGCGCTTTAGCCCGATCCTTTTCATGCTTATCTTCTACAAAAATCCCTAATTCTTTAATCCTTTTATATGCTGCTGCTCCACGGGTGTAAAGAGAGGCCGTAGACTTAGCTATCGTATCAGCAGTCTCAGGATCAACCTCTTTTAATCTTTGAATATTATCTGGATTAACGACCTTATCAAAGTCAGAATAGACCCTCATAAGCCTCTCTTCATCTGTCTTTTGAATCTGTTCTGCTTTATACGCCTCTATTTGCTTCTTAACAGAATCTAATTCCTTTTTGAGTATTCTTCCCTCCACAAAATCATCATCACCATAAACAGGTTCTATTTCTTCTTTTTGAGCTACCTTGGACTGTATCTCTTCTAGGCGCGCCTGAAGCTCAGCTTTTTCTCTTTCAGCCCTTTCTTTTGCTTCTCTTAGCTTAACTATGTTGGCTGCTGCCGAATTGTCTGGCTTAGCTTGAGCAGGCTCTTGAGTATTTACTTCAGCAAGAACGGTATCTTGTTGTTCTTGTTGAACTTCTTGAATGTTTTCTTCTTCCATATCTCACCTTTTCTCTAAAATGTTTGAATCTTTTTTCTCTCCATTCAGCACTTTAGCCAACCTCAAAAGACTTCCATCTGCAAACTGTAATACAAATTTAAGTAGTCCATATTTCTCTGGAGGAACAGAATTAGGATTGTTCTTCATAAAGTTTACAGCTGCAGCATCCGGAACAACCCACAAAAAATCAAGGTGGGCATCTTCACGCACGTATCTATAAACAGCCTGATCATAATCTGGAGTTGGACACGATTGCCTAGCAAAAAAATAACCACGCAAAACGTTCTGCATCAAACGTTCTTTTTTGGTCAAACATACAACATAAAAATCACCTGGAAACTTGCTTAGATGAGATTGTACACATTCGTGTATATTCTTCTCATAATCATCGAGCTGCTCACGCATTTGGTCTATTGCCGTATGCGTACCTTGATCTTTAGATGCCAGCTCTAACGAATGTGCTCCAACCGTCTTTTTTGTTCTGCTTATATCTACTTTCCCCACCTATCTCCTCTAACTTTTTCTATCCATCCTCTTGGCCAAACGCCTACTACGCGCTTTCATCATTCTTCTCTCAAAAAATCTAAGAATAGCTCTAAAAATATGTATGAACATGACAAGAATCCTCTCTTTTTTGCCAGGCTTACCCTCCTCAGCAGTCTGTAGACTCTCCCTGTTTTCTTCTGACATATTACTTCTTCTTCTTTTTCTTAGTTTTTTTCTTTGACATTCCAGCCTCTGAAAGAGCAATCGCTATAGCTTGCTTTTTGCTTTTAACCTTTTTTCCGCTCTTTCCAATGTCAAGCTCACCAGACTTGAACTCTTTCATTACTTTCTTAATTTTTTTTATTTTAGCTTTTTTAGTTTTAGGACAAGATTTCTTTTTTGCCATTATTTATTCCCTCTTTTACCAACGATAGCCCGCTTCTTGAAGCCTATTTATCTTCTCACCTTCTAGCTTTTCTTGGTATTTCTTCTCGGCAGTAGTCTCCTCTACCTTCTTCCTTCGATACCTTTTCTTCTTCCCAAAAGAATCTGCCAAACCACACGCAGGTGGACCTAATATATTAAGCGCTATCCTTCTTGCTTTATCATCTTTTCTAATGTTTACTGGCATACTTTTCCTTTGCAAACTCAACGGCGTATAACATTAAGCTACACACCGTTGAGTAGTAATGAAGCAATATCAATACTTTGTTGGCGAAAGATCTTTCTTCATGTCTTTAACATCTGCCATCTTCTGCACATCTATCCCACGTATTCCATCGTTTATATCTTCATTAAGATATGCATCTGACTTTGGATAATATTTCATGATCACTTCTTGAGGCATGTTTGCATGCCCTCTTGAAGCACCTGAAATCATTTCTCCGCCCATCTTGCCTGCTGAACTGTAGTATTTCTTCTTGGCCATAATAAGCCCTTTCTGTTTTGGAAACTGACGCCTAATCTGAGCATTTATAACGGGGCAAAAAACAACACATAAACTCAAATTATGCATCAAGGTAAAATATACCTCAATGAGGTACCACCTCTAACCTCTCTCAGATGTTTGATTCGTTGATGCTTGAGCCCGCTGCATAGCAGACGCAATTGACTCCAATCCCTCTTCACCTTCTCCAGATTTATCAGGCTCCTTTTTAGCAGACAACAATTTCGATAGAGCTATTAATTTCTGCAATTGGTCAATGTCTATAGTCTCTATCTCCTGCAGAGTCTTAGCAATATTCAACAATCCTTGCGCCTGATCCTTCTGTGCCTCTGCACGTCTTTCTATTGCTAGTGCCTCATTCTCCTGTACCCTACTAAAACGCTCAACCCCAAGGCCTTGATCGGCTACCGCCCTTGATTTCGCAAGGTCAATGTTGGCTTTGGTTTCTTCCATCTGAACCTGCAATTGCATCTGTTGCAACTGTTGTTCTTGCTGAGCTTGCTGTTCCATCGTTTCAATAAGATCTTTCTTATTTTGAATCGTCGCAGACTCTAGTATCGCACTGTCTGGTATCGGAAGACCCGCTTCCCTCAAATGCATAAGCTGAGCGAACTGCATCTGACGCTGAGTAGTTGTATTAATGCCCTCTTCAATCGCAGCATCGTATTTGCCAAACGCCTTGTTATAAAACTGTGACGTAGGTTCGTCTTCTATAATTTTAGCCACTTTTCCAGGAGTGAAGTTCGATTGAATAATATCTATCATCAAACCACCAAGTAACTTCTGCGACCTATCAAGCTGATCAAATAATATCTGCAGTGTTGTTAGACCCGCACCTTGACGCAGCATCGATAGTATTCCTGCCTTGTCATCTTGAGCACTCCCAAGTAACTCTTCATTAACGCCAGATATCTCCTGTATTTCTCTTCCTAGTATTTCAGAAAGCTGAATCATGGAGGGCGGAATCTGAGGAGGAATAATCTGCTCAACGTCGGTCATCTGAGCATCCTGCTTCAAAGCCAGACCACGCCCTTGACCAGAAAGGAAAACATCCTTGGGATTAACAAGTGAATCTATCTTGTACTTAAACCCTGAATTAATTTGACTCTCGAGAATGTCTAATTCAATAACCTTTCTTCTGTTGTATAGATACTGAGCATCCCTTAACCCCCTAACAACACCTTGTATCCTCCACGGATAATCAGACATTTGTGGATTGTAATATCCAAAAACAGGTACGAACGGATACTTGTCTATTCCTATTGGATTAGGCCCATCGTACATAACTTTACCCTGCACTACGATAGCTACCTTAACAGTAGGAACCTCAGCCTCTGACACAGTCACCTGAGGATAAAACCTGAGATATTCCTTGAGCGCTTCATCGTCATCCGATGTCCACTCCATCGTCTCACCAGTAACAGTATCAATAATAATTTTCTGAGTACGATAATCCCTGTAATAAAACTCGTCATACATCATCAAGTTTTTTGGACCAACATTGTATGACTCAGGCATGTAGTTGAATTTGCCATCTCTTTCTTCCTTTGCCGGAAGAGCCATGACCATATCGTACTGATCTGGAAGAAGCGATAAAACTTCCTTGCGAGTCAAATACGACCTCTTCCAGATCGCATTACAATCCGAGAGATCTTTCTTTCGGAAATAGGGATCAATAAGAAAAGTATTGTGAGCGCAATTATCTACCTTGATAGAACCTGAAACAGGATCTCTTCGATAATCAACCCAAACCTGCAGGAGATTCATACCAGTAACAAGAGATCCATGAAACGCCTCAGATATCGTCTCAAGAACACCCTCTTGCTTGTTCAACCACATTAAAATCTTTGTAAATTGATCGGAAGTTTCTGCATCTCCATTTTCCACCGGAGTGACGACTGTTGATTTCCTATTCTGACGCTGATAGCCAGAGATCATATTAATCACACGCCTTATGCGATTAAAATTAAACTGTTGGCGACGATTCTGAGGAATGAGCCCATACATGTCTGTCCACAAACTTTGATCGCCAGCCTCAAACCTCGTGTCTATTTCTGCTTCCTCCCAAAAAGACTGATTGATCGTGATACTGTCTTTGTAAAAAGTCGACATTCGCGCAAGAAGAGAATTGTCGTTTTCCTCAAAAAATTCAGGACCCAACTCAGGAAAAAGCATATTTCAATCCTCGATTTAAGTTATTTCAACTACCATCTCTACTCTATCATGATACACCACTATCCAACCACTCTTCACCTTCCTGTCCATCATCGAACGCATCTTCTGCAGGAGGCTCTTTTAATTCGTATGTCCCTACGCCGTTCAACCTATCCCATAAAACTGTAGCACGGGTCCTGATGACATTAACAATTTCAGCTGCTGCTCGCCTAATGATCAAACGTTCTTTTGTAGGAGAAAACAAAATAACTAACCCAGTAACCAGCAAAAATAAAAATGCCATCAAAGACCCTACCTTCATCTACCTTCCTTTAACCATCTTTTTATTATCAGCCTTAGCGGCTGTAGGAGGTCGATGCGCATGAGGTTGCTGCGTCTTGATGGCTTTCTTGTTAGATGAACAACCAAAAAGAGCACTAACACAATTCCAAATAGTTTTTGATGTTTTCACAATCGGCTGTGTTGCAGTATTAAATGTCTTCTTAACGCATGAGCTAAACACTACCGTGCTAACTACACAAAATATCGCAACCTTAACCGTGCTATTTCGCATGTGTAACTCCTAGTATTTATTTTGTCTAAAAAATGGCGGAAGAGCAGATTGGCTACCATAAACTGCCTCATTCCTAATTTTTTCTAACTCTTGCGCCGACAATTCATCACGTGTCTTCGGCAAAGAAATACACAAATAACGCATCGCATCAGCCGCATGACTGTACTTATCATGAAGCGGATTGTCTTTGTAAACCTGCCTCTTTGAATCATATTCCTGCCGATAATTTTCCAACGCTCTTATCAGTTTTGCACAGCGGCCCTCGTCAATCCATATTTTACTTAAAGCAGATCGAACCGACTCTATACCATCCATGATAGAAACCTTAGTCGCAACCGTAAAACGTATCCCTAACTGCTTGGCTTTCTCTATCCGACTCATGCCAGAACCAAACTCTTTAACCTGAATGTCATGAGGGGCTATGTGTTTACCATACGTATATGGTTTGGAGAGCACATACGATACATAGTGTTCTAGCCCCTCTTTGTTCTTCTCATAGTAATCAATCAGTCGGACCGTCTGACCAATCACCTGAAAGAAGATAATGGATGTCGAATCTCTTACCCCAATATCCCATGCCGTATGAACCTTAAAACCAGCCTCCCAAGGAAGCGCCCCTATCTGGTTATTCAACCTCATACGATCTATGTATTTACAATAAAATGAACCTTCAACCCCCGCATTAAACGAAACATAGTATTCCTGTTGAACCAAATCAGGCGACATCAGACCCTCGGCTATCTCCCTATCTATTTCCGCGGGATCAATGTGTTTCGTTTCATTGAGCCCAAGCTTGCATGTCCACCAGTCAGGAGAATTTAATGCAAGCTGGTAGAGATCCCAGAAGTGATTGCGACCTCTAGGAGTAGATTGAAAGATAGCCCACCCTTTGTTCGCGGCTAGGATAGGCGACATAAGGGCGTATATACGAGGGTTCTGGAGTGCATATTCAGAGAACACCACTCCTTGGGGGTTCGTTCCTACGATCCTGTCTGGATTGTCAGAACCAATAATTTGAATGATAGAACCATTAGAAAGAATAACCTTCATTTCTTGAGAGTTAATAGAGTCTACGAGCTGCTGCGGAATATAATCCAGAAAACGTATGCCAGAGATCGTCACCGAATTCCATAAAATCTTCTTGCCCTGAGCATACGTAGGATAAACAATGTAATACACCCCTGGTCGAGTCACAGCCTCACGTATCGCAATGTTCCACGTACACAAATCTTTACCTGCACGACGACACATAACTATCACCATGCGACGATAACGATCCTCAAAGAACGCCTTGAAGATAGGACGCTGATAATCACGAGGCTTAAACTTATTTAGATGTATCTTTACCTCTATTGGATGATCCACTTAACTCCTTTGTGGTGCCTTTCTCATCTTCCTAGGCCTACCTACTTTCCTCTTTCCTTCAACCTTAACAATAGCCTTAGAAGAAAGCTTCTTGATGTCACTAACAAGATCTACATTAGAAGACTCAAGTTTATTAACAGATTCGTTTAGGGCATCGACTCGATATAGCTTGTTGTCCATAACATCCAGCCTGTCCTGCAGGTTACGTAGCATATCTCTTAGTTGCTGCTGCTTCCTCTCTGACTTCTGTAAGAGTTCGTCTCTTTCTTCTAGCTGAGCCCTAAGTTCTCTATGTAGTCTCTCTTGCTTACGATCAAACCTTAACTTCCCAAAAAGACGTGAAAGGAAGTAAGTAAACACTGCTATAGCGGCTATTATCCCAAAAGCTATAACTGCGTACAGAAATACCCACTGCAAGCTAACGTAAGACTTTAAAGCATCCGCTCCTCTTTCTCCTGCAGCCACTACAGAATTCCATCTAATCATCTCATATCTCCTATTGCTTATTGTTTAAGAGTGTATTCTCTTCAATCTTCTTTGCTACTTCCTTAATAATCTCCATCCCAACCGAAGATGCTGCACCTTTCTCCAACTTATCTAAACGACTAGATAACTTCCAAAAAGCGTAAAGACCTAATTTGAACTGAGCTACCAGTAACAAGACTATGAGTGCGTCTATATTCACTCCCACTCCTTGTCTATATATTCTTGAGCTTCTTTTACAAGGTTGGTCATACACTCAGTAAATGAGTTAAATATACGGGTTTCTTTTAAGAGATCATTTTTGGGTAATCCGTATACCTCGGAAGCTATCTCGTGTCCCCCTGATTGTATAGCTATTCTACAGTAGTCTCCATCGGGGATTGATCTACGTATAAAATGCAAAAATCCCCTCTTGGAGGAGATCTTAATGATTTTGCTAATGAATACGGGTACTGAGAGTTTTTTATAAGAAATTACTACTGTTTCTAGAGCGCTATCACGTGAAGCTATTCTTATTTTGAATGCCTTTGGCCACACGGTATCTCCTCATAGTTAATTAAATAACAATCTCTCTTTGCATGACTTTTTTATTAGCTCTTCTAAGCATCGCCCGAAGACAGCAGTAAAGAACAGTATTGGCAGCTCGTCTGGGTCATCTGCAGGATCGTAATTTATTGCAGCTTCATATCCGTAATCGTCTTCGATGAGTATGTCTATATCTTTTTTTTCGTCAGCAGCAGTTTCAAGTAGTCGTTCTAGGCCATCTCTACTCATAAAGTCTATCAGGCGTCTGAGGCATCTGTTGGTTGTTATTGCTTCTCCCTCTTCTATCTCTACATTCCAGCGTATGATTATGTCATCGCCGTCTATACCTAGTGATATAGTGTATATATTGGTCACTTCTTCTCCTTATCAGAAAAGTCTTCTACTACTATTGCGTATTTAACGTCTGGGTTGTGTTTGGCTTGTGTTGAAGCTTTAAGTTCTGCTCGTTTCTTTTCGAGAGTCCACCATGAAGGATCATATTTTGATTGTTGGGACATAACCATAGCTTGGTTGAGTTTGTTTTTGAGTGCGCCTTTTTCTCTGCGCTTGCCTATAAACATTCTAGCTGTAGTTAGAGCTTCAGCCATTATTGGATGATCGAAAGCTAACTTTGAGAAAGTTGAGTGTGGAATACCTCGATCGAGGTAAAACTCAGAAAGGACGAGTGCGTCTTCATCTTCCTTAGCCCATTTTACCAAGTCTGTGGCTAGTCTTTCCAAGGTTGTTTTTGTTATTGGCATTCTTTTAAGGGTGTATATATCGAGGTACTGATCGACCCATTCACAACGCGGCCTTTTTTGCTCCATGCTAGGCTTAGGGTTTTGGTTCATATCTCTCTCCTATTGCTGTGTGGACTGCATAGCTTTAGTAATTACATTATGTTTGCATCGTTTAAGTAAATTGGCCATTATTTCGTGGCCGAAAAGCGAGGCTGCCTTGTTGAAGTTGTTGGGTTTTGCGGCGTTTTCGTAGCCTTTTAGTTCATGTTGAAGGTCGTATTTTTCTGTTGGTTTAATCCATGGTTGGTATGACTGATGCATTTTACGTCTTTCTAGTGGTTGGTGGATTTGGTTGGATGTTGTTGGTTCTTCTGTTTCTTTGTTGAAGTTGTATTTGTCGAAGATGGAGTAGTTTATATCGAGACCTTTAGTTTTAGTAGCTTTGTGTGCAAGGGACCATAAAAAAGAGAAGGGGTCTTGGATCTTTTTTCCCTTTTTATGGGAATCGAGTAGTGTAGCGTGTGCCTGCTTGAGTGCCGACGGAGGGAAGATAGATAAATTTGCTTTACCGTATCTTGTAAGGTCTAAGGTCTTGGCTATGTCTTCGATAACGCTCACGATCTTTTGTACTTCATCTTTCGTCATAGGCCACCCTTTTTTCTTGTAAAGACCACGTACATGTCGTTTGGTTTTCTTGGGTGGACAGACTGGTAGTGGGCGAGAGTGG